TGCTGATTGGCAAACTGCTGGAGATATTTGTGATGTAAATATAACACCATATTCTGGAGCATCTCAAATTGATTTAATTGATAGTCATACAGTTTTAGATACTTCTCAAAAATGTATTAATAATGTGCAAAATTTTTTAACAGGTTGTAGAGGATATTTAAATTATACTGCTGGAAATTATAAAGTTACAGTTGAAACAAGTGGCTCTGCATCTATTACTTTAACAGAAGATAATATTATTGGTGGGATAGGTATTTCTTCTAAAAATAAAAATGAAAGATTTAATAGAGTTATTACTACCTTTATTAATCCAAGTAAAAATTATCAAGTAGATGAAGCTCAATTTCCACCAGTAGATGATTCTGCACAAGCAAGTGCTGACCAACATGCAACAATGAAAACTGCTGATGGTGCAATTTTATTAGAGGGAAGATTTGATTTTCCAAGTATTACAAGTCCATATCAAGCACAAGAAATGGCAGAAATTATTTTGCGAAGATCAAGATCAAGTTTAGATGTTTCTTTAAAAGCAGATGGAACAGCATTAGATTTAGCAATAGGCGATATCGTTAATATTACTCATGCCACACCAAGTTTTTCTGCAAAACCATTTAGAGTTTTATCAGTAACTTTAAATCCAGATAGCACTACAAGTTTACAGCTTACTGAACATCAAGATTCTTATTATACTTTTGGAACTCAAATAGTAGTAGCAACAATTCCAGATACTAACTTACCTAGTCCTTTTAGTGTTTCTGCTCCAGCAAGCTTAACATTAACTGATTCTTTGGTGGAGTATTCAGATGGAGTTGTTATTACAAAATTACAAATCCTTGTAGGTGCAAGTACTAATAAATTTGCTCAATATTATCAAGTAGAAGCCAAATTAAGCACAGATTCAGATTATGTTATTGTAGGAAAGGGGACACAATTAAATTATGAAATGTTAAATGTTGTTGATACTGAAAATAGAGTAATTGTAGGGGGTAGTGAGCCACCAAGTAATATAGCAGATTTTTCTATTGAAATGCACGGAAGCAATCAAATGAGATTAACTTGGACACCACCAACTGCTTCAACAGATTTAGATATTGCTTATTATGAAATTCGCTATCAAAATTTAACGAGTGGTGCATTATGGAATAACAGTACAAATTTAATTAGAGTAACAAGAAGAAAATCAGACAATGCTATAGTGAATAGTAGAACAGGTGCATTTCTTATTAAGGCAATAGATAAAACAGGAAATGAATCAAATGATGAAACTATCATTTACACAAATATTTCTAATGTTTTTAATTATACTGATATTTCAACAACAACAGAAACATTATCACTTTCAACAAGTTCTGGACAAATGGATTCAACTTCTCCTCTATGTATTAAAGAAGATTCAAGTGGTGATACAGTTATTGCTCTTGATACTATTACTGATTTTGATGACACTGTAGGAAATTTTGATTCACCAAGTGGAAATTTTGAATTAGGGGGGACAGATACAACAAGCAATCCAACTTATTCAACAGCCAATAGAGATAATATTGGCTATTATAATTTTGCTAACTCTATTTCTTTATTAGCAATATTTGATGGTACAGTTCAGCCAACATTAACATTAGATAATGAAGATCCTTATGATCAATTTGATTCTGGTAGAGGTGTTTCTTTTTTTGATGATGCTAAAGCTCCATTTGATGGAAGTGAGCCATCTCATGCTTTTCATAAGATACAAATAGCAGTTAGTAATACAAGTTTGGGTGATGCCACAATTTATCAAGATATTAGTTCATCAGCAACACATAAATTCAGATATGCAAAATTCAGATTACGATTAACAAATGATGATTATAAGACAAGCAGTAAAATAACAGGATTATCTGTTAAACTAAGTTTGGAAGATAGAACAGTATCTGGTGCTGATATAGTAAGTGGAACAGGGACAAAAGCAATAACATTTTCCAATGCTTTTTATGCAAGTCCTTCACTTGGAATTGCCGCACAAAATATGGCATCTGGTGATACATATACAATTAGTTCAAAAAGTGTTACAGGATTTTCTATTGCTTTTACAAACTCAAGTGTAAGTGGTGTAAGTAGAACTTTTGATTATGTTGCAAAAGGTTATGGGCTAACACCATAAAATCATTGTAAAAGAAAACAGAATAGGATAAAAACAAAGTATGTCACAAGTTTCAGATGTAAGTATTGCTAATCAAGGATTTTCTGCATTTCGTACAGAATTGAACAG